CGCTTTCTAAGTCCATGTTGTGAACGGCGTTTGCAACGAAATCGTTCACCTTATTAAAAGTTGCCATGATCGGCCTCCGAAGGTTATGTTAGCATATGCCCCTGCAATTTAACACAAAGGCTTCCAGTAGTAAATCAGGAAGGCTGAATTGGCCAAACTGGGTTTGCGGGGTCATCTGTGTTCGCTGGCAGGTCACGAAGGGCTTGACGGTAGGTGGCCCATGCAGCTTGATCGACGGGTGCATCTGGAACTTGTGTCCAGTCGCAGTCCGAAAGTCTACTATCTCTAAGTGATCTAAAAAGCACCCATGACTCCTGCTCTTCCCGCTCTCTTATTTCGACATCAGAGATGCTAACAAGCGCCCCGTCAATAACCCTAAAGTTTTCTATATCAGCAGGAAAGTCAGTCCAAATCTGTGTGTGACTATCAGATAGTCTTTGGTCACTTTGATACTGCAAAGTTCCGCAGGATACTATACGACCATCGTTGTCGTGGATAATATAATTATTCATCTCTTCAGCCTTATGAGTGACATTCTTATTTGATTGGCAACTACAGTCGCACCACTGTCATAATTTTGGGATGGCTGGAATGTCAGCGAAACAGTGCCAGAGCTGGTGGCGGTAAAAATTCCACTCAAGGCGCTGCCGCCATGAAATGTTGCAGTTGGCTTGTTTGCGTGAAAAAGCAGAGACATACCCGCATTATTAAGGTAAGCATTTTGGTTTATAGCCACTACACTGGGAGTTGAGTTGCTATACCAGCTTACCGTGATAATCCCTAAAAACTTGTCACCAGAATTTGCAAATGTGCTGACTGAAGCAATGGTCGAACCTGCCCCCGTAGCATACGATACATTTCCAGATGAAGTATATGAGGAGTCAACTCCTGATATAGCACCAACTGCCACTTGCTGAGTATCAACGCCACCAGATTTAATGATAAGATTGCCAGAACCATCACTATCCAATGTAACATTGTCTATCTGTATTTGGCTTGCCGAAAGCGTACCTCGTATAGATGCTGCACCAAATTCAGCGTTCCCAGTATTACGTTGTATCCGCCAGCCAGATAAACCTGAAATATAATTGTCACTTTCTAAATCATCAGTTACCTGTATTGCGCCAGATGGAGAAGTAAACGCAATAGTCTGAGCAGATGTTGTCCCATTTATCGTAACGGTAAAATTAGAAGACCATTCTTTTATACTTGTGTCAGTTATATCTATGCTGGGTTGCTGCAAAGACCAGTCAGATGTTAGGCCGCTAAACGATGCAGTGGAAACATTGTAAATTGAAGCAGACGGGGTTGACGGTGCTGAGGCTTGCAGTGTTTGATAAAATACTTTTCCCGTAACAACGGTATCGCCAGTTGCACCATTTGTACCATCTGTTCCATCTGTCCCATCCTGTGGGTCAGCTAATGTTGTACCTGATGCAACTGAGGAAAATCCAGACAAATTGCCTGTAAAATCTTTAGACTTGGCCCAATAATATCTAGTTACACTTTCAGCCAATCCACCATGTGTAAAATTGGTTCCAGCAGAAGAGCCAAGTAGAGAAGCCGTGCCAGAATTGTTCGATGTGTTTACATAAATTTCAACTTCTTTGAAATCGCTGTCCGTTGGATTTGTCCATTGCAAAACATTAGAACGATAGGCAGGGTTAACCGATAGAGATGTAGGTACACCCGGCGCTGTGGTATCAGCTTGTGCAGTAAATGCAATTGATGCAAATGATCCTTTATACCCATTTTGAGCAACGGCGCGAACTCTAGCCGTATAGCCCGTGCCATCTATCAATAAGCCCGTGTCAAGAGAAGCATTCGGAGTTGTGGTTGATTGATAATCTGCATCAGTTGTTTTGCGCCACTGAACTTCATAATAGCTTGTAAATGCGCTAAAAGCCACATCCCAAGACAACCTTCCAAAAACAGTGTGCGTCCCATCAGAAGTTATTTCAGTTACTTGAGAAACAGACAAATTTGATATCTGCAATCCAGCAGTGAAATCTGGCAGATTAGTATTATTGTTAATAATATCGCTTTCTTCAGCGTTCCAATCAAATGCAGCCTCAGATGTCTCTTGCAGGGTCAAAGTCACCCGCAGATCGCCAGCTTCTTGGTTGGACGCAAACTTCCAGCCGATGACTTCAAACTCTTTGCCATCAAAACCGTAGCGATCATTATCGAAGGCAATGATGTCGCCAACCTCAATGTTGAACGCCTCCAACCCAAAGTCAGCACTGATCGTCATCTGCTCGCGGCCACGATACAGCGTCATCTTTGCGATGCGTTGGGCTGTGGAGGCAGAAGTGGTAAACGGCAATGGCAAGTCCAGCAGCATTTCATCGCCGCCGTCCTCGGCTTGGAATACGCTGCTTTTAATCGGAGGATAATCAGAGGTGATAAAGTCTCCATCAGCGTTGTTAAATGTACCACCGACGCCGTTAAAGCTGTCCCTGGTGCTTGACCTGGTTTGCAGGTTGATCGGCCCACGCAGGTCATCAAGGGTTAGCGTTTTAACTGGCGCAGTATATGCGCCAACCTTCAGCTTCCAATAGCCGGAACCCCAGAACAACGTGCCAGCGCAGGCGGTGGACATGTCGCCCAGAACCTTGCCTGTAGGGGAACTAGCTTTCACAATGCCATTGATCGTGTATCGCTTCTCTGTCCCCACCCCGCTCAGTATGACATTCTCATCACTCTCGTTGGCCGCAGAGGAAAAGCTCACATCATCAATCGCGCTGTCACTCAGGCCATATGTGCTTGTGATAAAGTCACGAATACAGAGGGCCGCATTGTTGCTATATGCGGTCGTGGATGTTCGCGGGTCATAAACCTTTTTACCCTGCACAACAGCAGTAATCAGCGGAACGCCGCTGGCAAACACTTCGCCGTCGTACTCATAGCGGACATAAAGGTAAGCAATGTCATTGCCCACGAAGTTAGATGTTAGGGCATCTGATCCTGTTAGCTCTGATTCTGCCAAGAGATCAGCGGGGGCAGATGTCTGACTGCCATCAAATTTCTGGATACGGATTTTGCTATTCCAGGTGTCTCCAGTAACAAACCCATCGCCGTCAAGAGTAACAATCTCATCGTTTACATAGATGTCGCCAATTTGCTCAACTTCATGGCCAGCAAGAACGATGATTTGATGTAGAAACTTATTCTTTTCGCCAGTGGACTCATAATAGCTTACTGTCCCACCCTTTCGGACTTGGCCGTAAACAAAGTCAACAGGCGCAGTGGCATCTCTGGCATTGACCAAAGTACCCTGCGATCCAAAAGAGCTAAAGTCTGGCTTTGGGGATAGGGCGGATATTGCCCATGAAGTTACGGCGGTTATGGCCAAATAACCTACAAATCCGGCAACAGTTACGCCAAATGCAATAGTGGTTGCAGCAAGTGCAGCCGAGCCGCCTAAACTTGTAACAATTGCAGTACCGACAGTAACTGGATCGCGCGGCACTCTATCCCAAGAGTTCCATTTCTTGACTGTTAAATCGCCCAAACGGTAGCTCATGATCTAATCCACGCTCTATCAATATCATCTAGCGGAAGGTATATCACACCAACCTTATCCAAGAAAGCACCCTTGCTGCCAGTGCAGATGCCCATAGCAACGCCAGTGACCCATTTGCGAGCCTTCTTCGTCGTTACAAGCGCACCAAGAGGCGGCACATGCTCAATGCGATCCAGCTTGTCATCTACAGCTCGGTAAAAGTCGCTATAACCAAACTCTTTCACCATTTCGCTGCGCCTAAAAACCCTGCTACCTTCCATGTAGCGACCAAGCCAATCGTCAGCCCAACCATCGCCGTGCATAGCCCTGAAAGCGTCGTTGGTGAACGTCAAACAATCGTGCTGACCCCATACGAATGGCTTGTCACTCATGGCCTTTATGTAGGCGTTAAGTCTCTCGCGTGGCCCCATCAGTCAGACTTGACCTCCCGGCCCCAAACTATGTCACGGTCCTGCAAGTCGGCAAGATATGAAAAGAACGTGTCACTCGGATAGCGAGACTTTTGGCTGCCATCTGTGTAGCGCCAGTTTGACGCTTTCTCCAGGCGCACCAGCTTGCTCTCTACAGTCAAAGAGATCGTGCTGGTGTCACCACTGTCTTCGATGGTCATAACGTCCATCAGGCCGCTGAATACCTCTATCGGCGTGCTGGTGTCAGTGGTTCCGAAGTAAATCTTGCATTCACGGTTTTGATACGGCTCTTGCAGTGCAAGTGAAACCAGTGATGCGGGAACGCCAGAAAGCTGCAACGTGATCCGCTTGGCTGATAAGTCGTTGACCTCTTCCAAGCCGCCAATGCTGAGAAGGTTGCCTGTGCCGAGGTAGGTTTCGCCGCCGATTGTGCGATCACCGTAGCCAGTCCAGAAGCGAACTGGCGCGCTATCGAAGTCCATCTCAACAGCGTAAAACGGAAGAACCTCTGGCTGGCTTAATGCCGTCAGTAAGGATGCTGGCGTGCTGCGGGTCATATTGCCTCCATCGCGCTGAAGCTAATCCCGTAAACTCCCGAGCTGTTAGATGGCCTAGATATTGAGTTTGAATTAAGTCTAAATCTTCCAACAGTGTTTGTTAAAGTAGCGGAGGCAGATGATTGATCTGATCTAAGTGCAGGCCATATTTCAAGCGTCCCATTACCAGATTGATCCTGCAATACCTTGTGCAGAGTAGCGGTTGAGCCTGAACCGAGCTGTATATAATCTCCAGCAAGTAATGATCCGGTCATAACAACTGTGACGCTGTTGTTTCCAGTTGAACCAGACACACTAACTGATGTTGCCGTGCCTCTTGGGTTGCAGCCTAAAGGGTCGCCGATCAGAAAAGTTCCAAACTGCCCCCTCAAGGATGTCAGCATCGAAATCCAAGGCTCGGCTTGGCTTCTTCGCATAGGCTTTAATGTAGCGTCTAACTGCCACATTTGCCCAGAATAAGCGTGCGCCTGTCCAGCAAACGTGAATGGACTTTGAGAATAAGCCACTGCATTTACTGCATCAAGATTGAAGTCGTTTATGCTGTTAGTGTTCGGGATGCTCAGTGGATAAATAATTGCCATTATGAGAAACCTTTTCCGTATGATCCGCCCTGACGCTTGGCATCAAGAACCGCAGCCTTTGACGCTTCAACCATGCGCGGCAATAGCGCACTGACCTCTGATCGCGTCACTCCGCTTTGGAATGTATTGTTTTGAACAACTGTAATACCGCCGCCGCCATTTGATCCAAGATTGTTGGTTTGTGCAGCACTTAAAACACGACCGTTGGATTGAGGAACAAATAACTCGCGGCCATGCTCGCCAGTCATATAAGGCTGACCAGCATTGACTGATCGTCCAGATGCTGCCCCAGTTATGCCAAGTGAGCTACCGATAAAGCCCATAATTCCAGAACCAGCAGACGTTGCCGTTGCTAATTGCCCGACCATTCTTTGAACCACAAGAACCCTGTAAAGTTGTCTGATTACATCCGCCGCCATTGACTTGAAGGCATCTTTAGCTGATGCAGTTCCGTCAGCTATTGACATAAAAGCATCTTCCATAGAACTTTGCATTGTGTTGCCAATAGTCTCAAATTCAGAAGCCGTGACGCCAAGTTGCTCAAGTTGGTCTGTATAAACCTTTAAGGCTTTTGCGGCCCTTAAAGAATCCAACTCGCTCTCTGATAAAGCCGACGATTGCGTGCTGGCAAATTCAGCCGCTTCCTTTTCAGCGTTAAACCAAGCGTAAGCAATATTTTCGATTTGGACAATATCATATCTGTCCATCTCTTCGCCAGCGTCTTTATAAGCAATCTTCGCATTTTCAATCATTTGATCTCTGCGGCGCTCTAACCTTGCTACTTCCTGCTCAAGAGGTTTGAGACCTTTTATCCCAGTCTCAAAAACAGCATCTTCCGTTGCAGCAAGAAACGGATTGAAAATTGCGTCCAAAGCTCTTTGAAGATTGTTGTCAGTGCTTCCTGGAGGTGTGCCTGCTGGCGTCGTTGTTACGCCTCCAGAGGTTGCGGTGGTGGTAGTGCCGCCACCTTGCAGAGCATCAAGCGTTGCCTTTAATTCCGCAGCCGCATTTTGCTGCTCTCGAATTAGGGCCATTGCGTCACGGATAGCAGTCTGCTTCTCCTGAATAAGAGTTAATTCTTCCTGTGCTGCATCTATTGCTGCTTGTTGCAATTTTTTTTGATCTTCAGTTTTCCCAAAAAAACCAGCACTTATTGTAACCTCACCAGTAGCAAGCTCCCTGACCGTCTCACTTGCTTCATAAGCCTTTCTATTTAGAGCATCCAATTCCTGCTGGTACTCTTTAAGTTGCTCACCTTTACTGATGTTGAAAATCTTATCAAATCCAGCGACAACAGTGAGAGCAAATGTATTAAACTTTGCGGTCATAACGTCCATGACTTCATCAAAAGTCCTGCGCATTGCAACTGAATTTGTAATCATATCATTAGACATAACGACACCTAGGTCTCGCCCGGCAGCAGCCATTCTCTCAAGCTGCTCAGAGTTATTTAACAACAACGGCGCAAGCAAAGTTGCATCCGAGGCAATCGCCTCAAGGTAAAACGTCAACTCTTGCTGGCTTACATTCGCATCCTGCAAGCCCTTAACATACTTCCCAAGAGCCTGCTCGCTTGACAGGTTCTTAAACTCTTTTGCAGTCAGACCAACCTTGGGTGCAATATTTTCAAAAAAGTCGGCCAATGGACCAGCGCCAGTTTGAAAAAAGTCACCAAACTTATCATTTACATCTTTAAGTATGTCGGCCAGCTTTTCTTCCTGAACCCCAAATTTTCCTGCGGCAAAGGTCATCTCTTGGAACCTTTCCGCACTGAGACCCGCGACCCTTGAAAGGTTATCAATACGGACAGCGGCATCCGTTGCGTCTTTTATCATTCTAGCAAAACCGCTTGCCACAACGCCAGCAGACAGGGCAACGCCAAACTTTGAAGCAACCCCAGACAGCGCGTCAAAAGATTTTCCAGTTTTGCTTAATTGTTTTTGAGATTGCTGCGCAAAACGCTCAACGCGCTTTTGGCTGCGGTCCATCGCTTTTGTGAACTCTTTGTCACGGGCCGCAAGAATGATGTTTAATTGTTCTGCATTAATTGCCATCGACTCGCCTCACCAGCTCTTTGTAGTCACCCGAGGTCATAGCTTCTGCGCCAGCCTCTTTAGGTGAATGTGCATCAGACCAACCCTTAAATGCAACCCATGTATCTTTCGGGATCATATCACGAATTTCTTCTGGATGTAAGCCAGCGATGATCCCGTTGCCGATCATGGACCTGACGTTTAGTCGGCTATGTCTCCGACCTCCGTCTTTTTTTTTAATTCTTTTTCTTCACCAACGTCAGGCATAAACGCAACACCGAGAAGTGCTTGAGCGATTTGATAAAGCCTCAGCAGGTCTTCTGGCGTGCAGTCATTAATAACCGCATCAGCCTGCGCGTCTTTCATGCCACCGCCGACTAGACCCAAGGCCACAAGGTCGCGCACCTCTTTGCTCGTCGGCTTAGTGCCTCGGCTAAAAAAGCCATCCCAAAGGTCAAATATACCGCGATATTTATCTTCAAACCGTTCAATCTCACGATTGCGGAGTTTGAAAGGATAAGTGGCATCGCCGATAGTTTCGACGATGCCACCTCGCTGTGCTTCAGCAGTTATAGCCATTATGCTGCTGTGAACGTCACTACGCCATTGCTTTCAAGAGAGATGGAGTAAGTAACGCCACCCTCAGTCTCGCCGCCAAATTCCAAAGAAGAAATGCGGAAAGCGCCAGCATATGTACCAAAGTCAGGAACAACGACTTGCATGTTTACTGCATTGTCAGCCGACATTGCCACAGTGTTCATGCGTGCTTCTGCTGTGCTGTCTTCAAAAAAGCCATCGCCCGAGACGCTTAGGTTTTTAAGGCCAGCAAGAGTTGCAGTCCACAAAGCGCCTTCTGGGGTTGTGCAATCTGGAGTTGTCACATCAATAGAAGAGTTATTGATTGTAAGTGATTTAGAATTCAATCCGCAAAGGTTTGCGAATGTTTCCGATGCTTCGCCATCGCCGATTTTGACCAGCAAGGCGCGTCCGAGTTGTTTAGCCATAACTGGCCTCCATTGTTGTGCGCTTGCCCAGAGCGCCGGAGTTTAGGCGGTGTCAAGCATAGCTTGAAGCGAAATGACAGCCGTAAAGCCACGGCCCTCACTATCTCTTGTAACCGATATAGCCTCAAATATCAATTCGACTAAGGTGTAGCCTGCAATCGAAACAGATGCTTCCTGGCGGTGCAGAGCGGCCTGAACCGCCTCCGCTATCTGTGTGGCCTCAACTCGGCCAGAGGCGCTGCGAGAATGAGCCTCCAAGCTGATGTCAACCAAGGCACCTTGAGCGGTGTCAGTGTCAAAAGCATTCGGTTGAATTGTGTTGAAGCGAAGATACGGAAAAACAGCGTCCTGCGGAGGTTCATCATAAATGCGATTTGAAACCAGCGAAGTTACGCCAGAGTTTGCCTTCAATGCTGCCAAAACGCCAACCTGGGTTGCGAGTGCATAACCATCAGCCATTCATCGCATCCTTGATAGCTTTGTTCAGGTTTCTCGCAACAGTTCTTTTGTGGCGATCACCAACCATTTTTTTGACCTCTTTTCGGAACTCATATCCAAAACTCATATTGCCATAACCATAGTTAATAGAGCTTGCCGCAAGACCTTCGCTGAAATCTCCATCATAAAAGTTAATAAAGCCAAATATTTCGCCTGACTTTGTTATGACATTTCCATTTATTCCCTTTTTCAAATCACCGCTGGCGACAGGAACAATCGAGCGAGCTTTTCTGACGCCATAATTAACTGATCTCTGAATAGAGTTTTCCAAAGCCTTGTGAGCTTCTTGCGGCAAATCTTTCATTTGCTTCATCAGTTTCTTATGGCCAGTAATCTTCACGCCGCAACACCCTTCTCAAGAATAAACTCCATCAAGGTATCTTTAGCGTCAACCTGCATAACATCTTTGATCGCCCAGGTTATGCCTCTCGCAACGACGCGATCCGCAGAGGTTATAGTGGAAGTTGTGCTGTCTGATCTCACACGCATTGTTGCCAAGGCTACATCGCTTAAAACACCGCCGTTGATGCGCTCACGGCCTTTCTGCTCTCGCAGATCAGCCGATCTAGTAGCCAGATCAGTCCAGCCACTATACACGTTGCCATATTCATCAGACGCACCTTCTGTGAGCCTTTGAAAGACGGCGCGATCACGCATCAAGCCTGCCTTAACCATACCAATTCTCGCGGTGCATATTCATAAGCTCAACAAATCCAAACGGTATGTTTGAAAGCTCATCCATTTGAGTTTGCTCGCGGTTGTCATACCAATGACCGATCAAAAGCATCATGGCGTGCCGAATTGTGTCAGGGACATCTGAAGCCGCATCACCATAACCAATCTCATATTCAATTTTAATAGCGTCATGGCGATTTTGTGTAGTGGGCCAAGAGAAATTATCTTTTGGACCAATTGAAGCAGCGTTTTCAGTGCCATATACGTCATAATTATTTATATCGTCATCTTGCAGGTCGCCATTTTCATCATAATATTTTATCGCAGTCACGGACTGCAAAGGCTTTAGCATGATGTCAACGCGCTGCGGAGGGTTTGGAGCTAACCACTGCCCCCACTTTTGAGTAATCATTGCCTGACCCAAAGCACCACGGACATCAGTATAAGCAATGGCAACATTGATTAACCGAGCTAAAATGATGTCATCGTCACTGCTTTCAACTCGCAACTGACTCTTCACCTCCGACAAGGTTATCGGTGTGGTCAGCGGAGCATCCACTCGCTCAACGGCGTGATGGCTTGGGAGAGGCTTAACCATTTTTTATTCCTCTGCGACAGCCTTACGAACAACAGTCTTTTTGACAGCGCGTTCAACTTTTGTGGCCGTAACAGGTTCAGCAATTCCAGCCTCGATAAACCGTTTGGCTTCAGCTTCATTGCAGTCGATGACATCGCCTTGATTGTGGGAAAAGTCGATCCCAGCCATTGCGGTCAGGAGTTTAACTTGAGCCATAATAGACCTCCTTGATTGGATAAAGGGCGGGACCGAAGCCCCGCCCAATTACTTTATGCACATTTGAGGTGCTTGATTGCGGCTGTGTTGGACAGTACGCCGTCGAAACGGATGTAACCCAAAATGCCGTAATCTGGTGCGAAACGCTCACGAGCAACGTAGATCGAAGGTGCGCCAACTTTGCGGACGTAGAACTTGGACATATCGCCAAACAACATAACCTTTTTGCCTGTGGCAAGGCTATCCATTGCTTGGTTTACAACTACGTTGTAGCCCAGCAAGTTCTGTGGAACGCCAGCTTGATAGTTGCCCATCTGCCATAGGTAGTTGCCGTTGCCGTCTTTCAGCTTGCGAACCGCAGCAAGTGTACTGTCGTTCATCATAATTGCTGTAGAAGGCGAGTTGCGATAAGCTGGATCAACAGAGTGTACGAGATCAATGATCTCATCTGATGTCACGGCTGCAACTGCGGCTGCTGTTTTACCAAGGGTTGAGTTGGTCACGATGCCTTCAACGTCAGAAGAACCAGAGCCAGTTGTCAGTTTGCTGTTAGCGATACGACCAAGACGCTCACCAATCAATTCACCCAACAGGCTTTCCATGTTCAAGATGCTGTCAGCGTTCAACTCGGCAGACCAACGAATCCACTCGGAATCGAAAGCAAATGCGCCAACGGATTTTTGACCGAAGGTTGCATCTTTACCGCCATCGTCTGTTGGCTGAGTGCCTTCAGTGTGTGCAACGGCAGTAACGGCTGTATCGTCAACGGTTGGGATGTTGAACTGACGGCCATCAGCAGAGTTGATAACTGTGAACAATGTGCTGTCGTACATTGGGCCAGTTGCAATCATTGCTTTTTCAATGAATGTAGCCAACTCAGTTGGGACAGTGTAACCACCAGCGGCGTCAGTGGAACCAACTTGAGTACGGTTTTCACGCAACACGTTGCGAACTTCTGCGTCAACAAAAGCATCACCACCACAAGCAATCATTTCAGCGAATGCAGCGCGGTAATCCATTTTGAAGCCTTCGTCTACGGCTGGCGCAGAACGATCTTCAAATGTTGGGCGACGGTCAAGATCAACGCTGTCACCAGCGCGCAGCGCAGCTTCAACTTTTTGCAGGCGCTCAACTTTTGCAGCCAGCTTGTCGTGATCGGCCATCATGGCGTCAAATTCACGCTCAACTTCAGAAGCGCGAGCCTCTGGAGTTTCGTCGGTCACTTCGTTCAATTTGGAACGGGCCTCGGTGGCAATGTTTGCCATTTGCTCCCGCAGTGTTTTAAGATCAGCCATTTTGGCCTCCTTCTAAAATGCCTTGCCCAAGGGCGGGGGAAATAAACGGGCAAACAGCGGGAACCGCCGTTATCTCGTTAAAACTTAGCCTTCATGCGAAGTCGTCTCGCAGCTTGGTTTTTTGTTTCGTTCGCACGATGCGTCTCAAGTGAGCGAAGACCAATCTCTGTGCCATCATAGGCTGGAGTTGTGACAATAGCGACATCGTGCAATTGCAAGTCTTGGATCATTCGTTTTGGAATATCGCCACTGTCATCCCACTCCTGACGGGTGGGAATGAATGCGAAAGACATCTTATCAAGGTCGCCGCGCTTCATTTTTGGAACAATGCTGCGAACATCTGGATCAGAACCATCAAGCTCTGTTTCCATAAATAAGCCGCGCTCATCTTCAATCAATCTCAAAGTGCCGGAGCGGGTGCGAGCTAAAGGCAAACCATCGTGATTGATTAGGAAAACAACGTCATCTTGGCGCTCAAGGGCGCTCGCAAATGCGCCCTTCTCAATCACCTCGGTAAACATGCCACCGATGTTCGTCTCTTCGCCGAATACCGCAGCATAACCCGAAACACGGATCGCATCGCCTTCATCCTCACGAACCTCAAGAGGTTGCGCAATTGCTCGAATTTCACGTTCAGCCATCGCGGCCTCCATATGTTTTGACAAATATAACACAGAAGCGCCACCCGCGTCCACACGGCTTCTATCTGCGCCTTCTTGCTCCAAAATCCTGTTCGCCCAAGATCGGCCAGCATCACCGCCCCAGAGCGCCCAAGCGATACGACCGTTGCTTGGGTATCCATCTTCACCGGGCCTGAAGCCTTCAGCTTCCTTGTCAACCTCATGTCTGGCGAAGTAACTAGACATTCTGCGAACTGTACTAATGCTTAAATTCTCTTTATTTGATATGTCCCTAGCGCGAGCTATGCCAACTTCAGTTCCGCCACGACCATACTCTCTGCGCCAATCAAGACCGCGTTGAGCCTCATCTGCCATTGCATCATTAGGTGTCGGCATCAAAGCCTCCGCCTTGGCCGGAAATAGGCACTGTTGCACCTTGGACCATTAAGTCATCGCCACCCTCAAGCGGCTCCATGTTTTCAATCGTGCGAACCTCATTTGGCGTGCGGATTGCGTTCTGGATAGTGGTCGCGTGAGCTTCCATGCGGGTCTTGAAGTCACCGCGCAGCAAGCCATCAACATTAAACTCAATGTATTGTTTTGAGCCGCGAGGGAACAATTTGAGATTCATTTCCTGCTCAACCTGCTCAATCCAACGCTTCAACGTGTGCTTCACAAAGTGCAAATCTTGCTGCTCGGTGTTGCTGAATGTGCCATGCGTCAGGTCTTGCAAGAAAACAGGCGGCAAGCTGTAAATGCGCGCAATCTGCTCAATGCTGAAACGCTGCAACTCAATCAACTGCATCTGCTCTGGGTTAAAGCCGATCTGCTTCATCTCGTGGCCCATTGGGAGCGCCATTACCGGACGACCCTCGCGAGCCAGCTTCGCAGTGGTCTTGGCAACGTCATCAGACGCCCGAGCAGCCGCCGCTCCGCTTTGGAACGGACCCTGCAACACCACTGGCGGGATGCCACCAGATTGAAACGCCTTTGCGCCATAACGGCTTGCAGCGATAGCCATGCCAATTGCGTCACGGTTGGTTGCAATAGGCCCACGCACATCCAAACCATTAGACTTCAGCATAAACGGAACATCTAAAACTTCGCTGGCGGAATAGGTCTGACCATTGTGCAGGTAAACGCGAACCTGACGGCGGCCCTCGGTGCGATGCTCAACGCGAGTATATTTCGGGTCAAGCGGCCACAAGTTTTTGACAGCGCCATTGCCAGACCGCTCAATGTAAGTAACGCAACGTCCACCAGTGAATACTTGGTCGAACATATATTTGCGCCACTCAAATGATGACATATTTTCATTTACCGCATCGTGCAAAATGCCCTCAAGCGGTCCAGAAACTTTCTTGCGTCCGTTGGCGGTTTTTCGGTAAACGTGCAGCGGCAATCCAGCCAACGTACCACTCAGGAAATTTACAGCGGCCCAAACGGCAGGAACACCTAAAGCGGTGTCAGTATTAACCGTAACGCCAGCAGATGCCGACATTTCGCCCCAACCCATAACTTGCAGAAAATCCTCTGCTGATACAGGTGAGCTTGGGTTTTCTAAGTTGCGACTTTCCGGTTTGCGAAAGCGGTCAAATAAAGCCATCTACGAGCGTCCTCGATGTTTGTTGCAAATTAACACATTAAACCGCAATCGTAAAGGCAGGGTCATCCCAAGGAGACGAAGACATAACCTGCTCATCATGGGATGAAGCTCCCAAGGCCATAGCCAGTGCCACTAAGCCATCAATTTTGCTGACACTTTTACTTTTATTTAGCTTCCTATTGCCTGCCGGATCACGCTCCGCAACAGCTCCAGCGGCGCACATATTCAAAATAGGATTGCCCCCGTGATGCAATTTTCTCTCAGCAACTAATCTCTCCAGCTTATCAACCGCAGGAGCCATGTCTTTAAACCCCTGGCCAAACGCAGTCATAGGAACTTGCGCACCGATTGCATCCAGCTCACGTTGGAAATCATTTATGCGCCAGCGGTCATAAGCCAAAAGCGATATATCGTAACGCTCGGAAGCCTCGGCAACAGCTCTGGCGACCATTGCTGGGATAATTACCGGGCCATCAATCAAGGTCAGGAATCCTTGGTCTGCCCACAAATCATACGGAACTTTATCATTCTTTGATTTCTCACGAATACCATCAGAAGGCAAAAAGAATTGCGGAACAATGTGATAGCCGTCATTAATTGGGAAAGCCATTACAAAAGCAGTCAAATCTCGGCTGGCCGACAAATCAAGACCAGCATAACAGCTCATACCAGGCTCAACATCTGGCTCTGAGTTGTTGGCCTCCCATTCTGATCGGGACAAAAACGGCGATGTCGCCTCAATGCGCTGATTTAAAAATAACCAACGGAAGCTGTTTTCCTTTGCTGGCAGGCGAGCCGCCTGTTTTGCAAAGTCTTGAATATCTTTTAAACTGCGGAACTC